TTAATATAAACACTCTGCTTCAATATAGCTCTGCAACCCTTTAATCATTTGCTCTGACTCTGCAATTCGTTCTCTGAGTAACCAATAATTTCTGATAACGGTGTCCGTAGGTCGGGCGGTGGTTGCATAAGCCAAGCTGGTGGCGGGAGTGGTTTTGCTTTTGGGGCACTCGGCTTTGATATACACCCGCTCAGGATGACGCTCGCTAATATCACGCAACCGACTAATTTCATTCTTAGCATTCGCTAGCTCCTGCGTATATTGAATATCCAACTAATTTAATCGCATTATGCGTGCTTGATAATTAGTGTTAATAGACTTCTGTTCTTCGAGTGCAATCGTTAGTTCTTTGTTTTTTTCTATCAACAGATTAATCCTGTTAGCTTGCCTGTTAATCACCCAATAGCCACCCACAATGATGCCTACCATCGCGATGATGGCATAGAGTTTCCCGTATCTCATAATTAATACCGATGATGTGAGAATGCAATCTGACAACGTTTTTCTAAACTAACTTGGTCTTTAGTACATGAGTTATCAATCAAGAGATAAATACCACCAGCGATGATGATGATTAAAGGTTTCTCCATAACATAGTGCTGACTCCGCTTCTCGACGAGTCATAAAATAAGTAGCTAAACCAAGAACCATGCTAAACGCCATCCCAATAACAAATCCCCATTCATATAAAGAGAGACTGGCAAAAAAGGCCGTTAGGCCTGCTGTTCCATAGGTAACATTGGTTAATTTATCCATACGCATAGTCACCCCCAGAGGAGTGTCCATTAATGATTAATATAAAGAGAAATTATTAAGAGATTTTCGAGATGATTTATAAAAATATAGTAATTCTTATTTATTACTGTACATATTTATAAATTTATTCATAAAATAATAAATAATATTTATGAAACGGAGTAATCAAGTGCGATATATTATTTTATTTCTTATTTTTTTATTTTTTATAATTACTTTCATTATAATAACTAATGATGATAAAAATCAGTCAGTTAAACAAACAACTAAAATCGAGAACGATATAAATAAAAAATCAGAAAAATGCACATTTTATTCACCAATAAAAACAAAACAACTGGCCTGGATAACACTAACTCATAAATCCCCATGCTCTTAGGTGTAAATAATCATTACCAGTGTTATTATAATGGATAATACGAATAGGCATTTTCAAATCATAATTAAATACCATCAAATTAGATAGTATTTAAATTCAGTTATATACCTTTTTATTAAAATATTATGATCCTGTTACTATCAAATCCATATGATGTTGCAAAATTAATATATTCATTCAACAAATTTGATGGCATGGTCGGTGTACGTGATAATATCCATAAATAATCTTTATCTGGCCCTACAACCAAAGAATATTGATAATTTTTATCCAATTTGATGATATTATATCCACCATAGAATGGACCAAAAAATGATACTTTTAATGCACCCTTATTAGATGAACCAACAAAATAAGCCTTACCGATGCTTTCTTTCCAGCGATGTTTATTTTGACTCCAACCTCGATTAATAACCTTAACACCACCATCATCTCGTAATGAATAATTTGCGGTAACTTTCGTTAAGCCTTTTTCAAAACGATTATCTATTCTAGCGACCTCATACCACTGCCCAAGATAACGTGATAGATCAAAATTATTAACAGGCTCAATGTCACTCGGAGGAATAACATTGCATCCAGTAAGAATAAATGAACTTAAAAAAATGACAAAAGAACGTATCATGTTTTCCTCCTATCAATAAGTTTATTATAATCCATAACGTAATCTTAAGGATTGAGGATAAGGATGAAAATATCGCTGTTTACTCAAATAATTATCAGGATACTCTGATAGATAATGATTAATTAATGTTAAAGGTGCTAATAAAGGCTGTATTCCTTGACGGTATTCTAAAATCAATTGACTTAATGCTTGTCGCTGATTTGGTGTTAAATAGCGCTTAAAATACCCCTGTATATGCATAAGAACATTGGTATGATTACGTCGTGTTGCTTGGTACTGTAATAATGTCATAAATCTATTTCGATATTCATCAAAAAAAGCTTCCAATGAATGCCATTCTTTATTATTAGCAATAAAGCGACCTAACTCTCTATAAAGAGGTTGTGAATGAGCCAATAAGAGCAGTTTATATCTTGTATGAAAATCGATTAAAGACTGACGAGTAAATGCGTTCATTCTCAATTCATTCAACTCATCCAGTGCAAATACACGTATAACAAAATTTTCTCTTATATGAGGATCATTCAATCGTCCATCTTCCTCTATTGGTAACCAAGGCATCATTTTTTTCAGATTTTCTGTAAAAATACCCGTCCCTGCCTTCCTGTTACCATTACCAATAGGATCATATACACGAACACGCTCTAATCCACAACTTGGTGATTTTGCACAAACAATATACCCACTAAACTGATTAAATTTCTCTAAATACTCAACAGAATACCGATTCATCTTTTCAGTTAAATCACCTTCACTCCCGTTACTAAATTTTAATGCAATTTCTCCTGAATTTGATTTAACTAATCTTAGTGCGGGTCTTGGTGTAGGTAAACCAATAGCCATCTCAGGACAAGCCGATTGATATTCAAAATAATCAGATAGTTCATCTACGGCAAGATGAAAGCGCTTATGACCACCATCAAATCTAACATTATTCCCTAATAAACAAGTGCTAATCCCTACAATAATTTTTTTACCAACAAAATTATTTTTGTGAATATCTGTAACAGAGTTAAACATTCTTACTACCTCATATGAAACATTCATATAATCTGATTATAGTGGATCATAACTGTATTCATATTAGTAAGATTATGCTTTTTTTACTACTTTTATAAATTTAATTAGGTTTCAATCTTTCAGCACTAGATATATATAATGCAATAACAAGTAGCAGTATCGTTCCTGAGTAAACAATAAGTAACTGAGGATTTTTATGTTCAACAATAATTAACCTAATTACCGCAATTATTGAAATATAAATAAAATATTGCAATGGAAAGTGATAATTTGATTGAAAATATTTAATAATTAATGCAATAAATTCAAAATAAAGAAAGTAAATGATAAGTCCATCAACTAATAAATAAATTGAAACTGGATCACTAACTGTAAACAATAAATTAGCAAGGATAATAGTTTCTTTAACTAAAAAATTATTAAAATAATTGCAAGTAATATCAGGCCAACACTACTAATCCATTGTAAAACTCGACTAATTACTTTTTTTTGATTTAGTCCTGTCATAATAACTCATAAGAGTTTATGCTCCTAATATCAAGTTTTCTATAGATTAAAATAAAAAATAGATGAGAAGCTTTATATTTAATTAGGCCGCCATCAAGGTATCGAACCTCGACTTTTAGTTTAAATAAAACTAGTTGGCCATCCCTCTCTCGCTAAAATGTGAGGCTATCAATCTCTCCTTAAGAGATGTTGTTGCTCAATGTCGTGACGCAGTTTTGAGTAAATATCTCGTGCATTATCGACATACTACCGCACAAGCAAAACGAGGCGAACAAGTCACGCCAAATACGTTAACCACAACGTTTAAAAAAGCGCGAGATAAATGTGGGTTAACTTGGGAAAAAGGTACGGCACCAACTTTCCATGAGCAACGATCTTTATCCGAGCGACTTTATAGAGAACAAGGAATTAATACACAAAAATTATTGGGGCATAAAACACAAAATATGACTGATAAATACCACGATGATAGAGGCAAAGAATGGCAAATTATTGCTGTTTAATTGAACAGTTTTGGGGAAGAGTTTTGGGGATATTTTGGGGAAGAATTTTATAGTACAAAAAATAAACGGGAACTAATAAGCTCCCGTTAACTATTTATCAAATCAACAATTACATATGTTTGATAATCGCGTCACCAAACTCGCTACATTTCAGCAGTTTAGCGCCTTCTAACTGACGTTCGAAATCATAAGTGACAGTCTTAGCGGCAATCGCGCCTTCCATACCTTTAATGATTAAGTCAGCAGCTTCTGTCCAACCCATGTGGCGTAACATTATACCCATAATAATTAAGTAACTTATTAAATAAATTATAATTATTGGAGTGATAATTTGTTTTTTATGTGATCTTGGTTTGTATGTAACTGGTTGATTTTTAATTTGGATTGGGGGAGTTTTGGGGAGGATTATTTTAATATCAGAAGCGGTGATACTAGTCTTTTTTACAGTACCAATCATCTTTAGTAAAAACCATCAAAAATATCAATTCTCAAGGAAAATATTAGTATGGATTATTATAATTTAATCTATAAAATAAAAAATTTTCGTTCATATTATGAAAGTATTAAAACTTAAAAGAGGGAAAATCAATTAATCCCTCCCTTTCATATCATTATTATCACATTGATTAAATCATTATTTCTTTAGTAGCTCATCTATAATTAATTCTATTCTTCTAATTATTTTTAAATATTTATCTTTAGTTTCTTTCTGCAAAATTATATATTTTCTATCGTAGAGAATAAAAGAAAGCAAATAAGCCCTAAAGCCTCTCATTTTATTTGTTAATGCAAAAATATAATGTCTATCAATAAATGATTGTGTGATTGTATATTTAAATTTATCTTTTTTAAACTTATCATTAAACACCTTTTCCATGACATATTTTATCGTTTCATTCTTAATATAAGTATTTTCTTCAAGATAAAATAGGGCTTTATTTATTTTTTTTAATTTAAAATTTGAAATTCTAAGCTCAGAAAATAATAACCGGTTATTATAATACATAGACTCTAAAACATAACCATTTATAGATAAGCACTTTTTCTTATTGATAGTTTTTCTTGTATTTATTTTTAATTTATAATAGCTTAAAATCTCAAAAATACGATTGTATATAAAATCCCAATTATTAGCTATATATTTATTATTAATACTCCCAGAAATCAAAATATCATCAGCATATCTTGTATAAGTGAGTTCAAAATCTGAGCATAGTTTCATTAATAATACATCAATAGGTCGAAAATAAATTTCAGATATTATGGGTGATGAAGAAAATCCTATTGGAAAAACTCTTTTATTAATATAAGAAGTATTTTTTGATTCACTAGAAATATTAATGGATGTTAATTTTATCAATGCATCTATTAAAGAACACTTCTTGTCATTATCTAAAAACTCATCATTAATATAGTCATAAAATACTTTTCTAACATAGGATTCTTTTATTGAATGAAAGAAAGATACTATATCAATTTTCAAAAAAAAATAATTCCCAATGTGAGGTCTTAGATAATCTAAGTAACACGTTTCTTTTTTATAAGCAAAAGAATTATTATTTAAAGGTATAACATTAGAAAAATAATCATATATTTTCCGTTGAGATTTTACGTAATCAACATTATGAACTATTCTTTTAGATAAAGAGTAATAATATTTACCTTTTAATTTTATTTCAGTAACATTATCCCAAGGAATAGTATTTGAATTTATAAACTCAGATAACCCCGATTCACTATTTTTTAACACTATAAAGTTTGAAATAAAAAACTCTCGATTCAACTTAACCATAAAAAACTCCGATCTTGATACCAATAACAGATTTTCACTCTGTGCAATTAAAAAGGTAACCTTTAGTATTCCAATGAGGAAATCATAAGCTAACTGGTTAATATAGGCTAGGCTAGGCTTAAGCTAGCACACAATCAGGTTAAGCTCCTGTGACCGTGCCCTTCAAACTATCAAAACCGGAGTTTTTTTATTATATCAGATAATTGAGGGAAATACCTAGAAAAATAAATGTAGAAATTATTTCCCTTACAGCTAGTTTCAATGTGATCTATAGCATAAGTTAAAAATTCATTTACCCATCCACCTGTTTTTGTACTTGATACTTTATTTCCAATAATATTATCATTTACGAATTTATATATTTTATTATGTTTAGATACATTTTTACTTTTTTGCAAAACTTCACTTTTACCGCCAAATATTAGCCTAATATAAACCAAAAGCAAATCTTTCGTTAGATAATTTCTATTATTTAGTTTATTAATTAAATTATTGATAGGTACCTCTTTAGACTCCAACCATTTAAAAAATATTTCTGAAGATTGCCTACATATAAGTACCCCTTCAATAGTATCGTCTAAAATATATACATTCTTCTTTATTAGATAATTTTGAATATCTTTTTTTAACTCTAAGAATTCACCATGATTCCCATCAATATTACTTAATGTTTTTTTACTTATTTTAATATTCCATTCATTATAACTAGCTATTTTATTAACCAAATAAAAAATTTCATTATGTTCTTTACTATATGAATATTTTTTATTTTCAATTTCTTTTTTTATATTTTTAAATGTGAAAATATTTCCATTACCTTTTAATTCTATCTTGTGAAAATTGTTATTCCCATTAACCACATCCATTGCTTTATCCATATCAAAAAGAAATAAATATGGCGTTACAGCTTTAGTATATGATGGAGAAATATTTTCAATTAATACATTGTCACCTGAATAAAAATCAATTTTTTTTAATTTTGGGAAATATCGTTGTAGCTTTCTGTTACCAAATAACTCTATCTCAGTAGCCCCTTCAACAAAAAAAATAAAATCACTGAAAAGTAACCTTGCTTCATTATCACTAAATGCATTCAAAAACCGGTCATCTTTATAATCCGTTTTTAATTTCCTAATTTTTGTAATTTCATCTCCTTCATTTTTTGAAAAGTGAAAGATACTATTATTAGTAGGAAATAACTTCATTATACTTTTTACAATATTTGGTGAATGTGTTGAAAATATTATTTTTGGTAACGGTGTATTATATTTACCTATATTATACAATGAGTTTTTTTGATATTTAATTACAACTTCAAATATATTATAAATTAGTTCTTCAGCTATTTTAGGATGTAACCCTATTTCAGGTTCATCAATAAAGATAAATGGTGTGATAAATTCTCTTCTTGTCAAGGAAATAATCAATGTTAAAAAAGTGCTAATATACCTAAAGGAATTGGTTCCATCAGATTGTTTTTCTAAAACATTTCCATCAATAGAAAAGCGATGCCCGTTAAGTCCAACTTTAATTAAACCAAGAATTTTTTCTTTATATGAGTATTTAAACGTATCAATTACATCTTGAATTTCTGATAAATATCTTTTATAACCATCACTAGTCGGCGATATTTCTTCATTAATAAATTCAACTAAATTATCCTTATTAAAAGATGACATATTAAAAGATTTCAATTGGCTGACTATGACCCATAATTTATTCCAGTCATATAAATTTATATGCCTTGTTTCTATATCAAAAAAAGGATATAGATAACTTATGACTTTCAATTTATCTTTATTATCAATGGACCATTTTGACATGCCATCTTTATTAATTATTAATTCCAGACTAAAAACACAACTAGGTTCTGATATTTCATCACTAAAAATCCGAGCATCACCAGTTAATTCACCTTTAAAAAAAACATTATATATATGTTTAAAATATGAACTCTTATTACTATTTTTTGATGTAACTATTTTTTTTATTCTAGATAGGTCATAGCTTATTTTTATATAACCATATGGTGTATATGAATTATTTAACTCTAAACCAATGAGTTTTTTTCCATCTAATCTATCATAAAAAAAGCGTATCACCTTTAATAAGTTTGATTTTCCAACATTATTTTTTCCAACAATACAGTTTATTTCATTAATATCATTAATAACAACACTATCAAAGGATAGAATATTTCTTATTTCAATAGATTTGATAGCCATTTTACTCATCTTATACTTGATTTTATTTTCTATAACTATAATACTTTATCTATACAGAATAAAGTCATTTAAAATTTAAAAAACATATCACTTCCAACATTAAAAATAACATTCACTATTCCTTATTGATAATCCTTAATATCAATATATTGCACCACATCATCCGTACTTGAATCTGCACTTGGCCCTGGCAATACCGTTAATTGCCATCGCATTGGTACAATTTTAGTACCTGAACCGCAACTTCCCACTTCAATAACGGCATGTTGATAAGGAGATGTTGGTGTGGAGTAATATCCGACAACTCGACACAGTGAAGCGCATTGGATACCCACTGATAATTCATTACCAATAGGTCTACCATTAGAAAACCCAGTGATGGACTGAATTCTTAATGGTCTTGCTCCTGAGACTTGAAGCAACTGGTTATTATTAAATATCTGAATACCCCATTTTTGAGGTTTGGCTTTATTATAATATGAGGCTCTGACGAATAAATAACACTCAAAAAGAACATCACCGTTTTGTTGACAAGTAATGTTCCAATATCCATCCTTTTTTATAACCGAAATTGAAGCAGGAATAACAGACTGTATTGATGTACATCTTGAAAAGACCATTGGTGGATCATCCGTTTCTTTTATTCCTGTATTATAATTTCCTTTTTTAATATTATTAATGCGTTTAAAAAAAACAAATGATTCTAATGTACTTAAATACTCTGAATTTTTTCCATTAAATACTTTCAAACCATATTGACTCATTTATTTTAACCCCACAATAATAATGCCATCCATCGATGGCGAGGTTATATTGGATTTCCAATAGACGGTATTGCCTGAAACAGAAGTGCGAATACTATGCCTTCCTATTGCTGTTGCATACAACGTTAACCCACTAGGAACAGTGTATTGTTTGCTTCCATCTCCTGTAATTTTAATAAAGTCGAGCACAAATGATGAACTGGTGATGTTTTCCACCGCGCCTTTATCATTATAAATTGTTAATCCCCATGGCATTTTATTGACCTTTTTATGAAAAAGAATTCGACTAACCCAAGTAGCCCAATTTAACAACCAACTTATTATTTTCATCATAAACATAAATAGTATTATTCGTGATCACTAACCGCCCTTTTGTTCCTCCTGAGTTAATATCTAACCGTCCACGAAATACTGCATCATTTAATTCAACATTCCCTGTTGTGGCATCAATATTAAATCCTTTCTTACCCGCTAAATAATTAGTGGATGTGATTTTTTTACCTACCGATAATTTATCAATGGTTGCCTTACTAAATAACGCATCATTGAAAAAAGCTTGTCCATTTTGGATCACAAACGGCGTCACCACTTTACCGTTTAATGACGATATCACCGCAAAGTTTTGGGCATTGACCAGAAATTGACTATTTCCTTGCGCATTAAACCCTAAACCAATGCCAGTAATGACTTTATTCCCTTTGCTATCCTGCTGGACTTTCATTGTCCATGATGCCGAAATTTTGCCATTTATGTCTGTGACCACTTTCGAAGTTTGCTCGATTTTGGCTGAACTTGTACCCACTTGGCTTTCTAAACGAGTCACTTGCTGGGCGGTAGAGGTCACTTTACCTGAAACCTCAGTTACCTTAGTTTCAAGTTGGTTTACCGCATTCGCCGTTGCATTGGCTTTCTGTTCGCTGGACTTAGGTACTTCATTCGCCACAAACCCCTTTGGTGCCACCGATTGCTTGTTGTTGGTATAAGTGCTGGTGATGATTTGATGGTTAACACTTTTGTGTTTAGTTAACTGATATTTTGCCCCTCCCCGCAAATAGATATATTCCACAGAGCCATTCGTTAATTGAGCAGGCCCCATCACAGGGGATTGATTTGTCCATCGCCAATCAAAGTTATCAATGATACGGTTTTCAGACTGAGTTCCCCATCCAGAAGCACTCACTTGCCATTCCACAATCACGGCAAAACCTTTGGTGCTGTGAGTTGCATAGCTGGGTTTATTGTCTGAATATTGCCCTAAAGTTCTAAAGACCTTAAAGGCATAACGTCGAGAGGTCGCTAATGGCAAAATCACCGGATAATAGATGTTTTCATTGAGTTTTGATAAATCTAAATCCACCACCACAGACTCCGTTAAATCAGCTTTCACTTTATCTAATTTGCTGGATAACGTTTGTACCAGAGAGGTTGCGGAGGTGACTTTGCCATCGAGATTAGACACTTGCGTATTTAACGCATTGACCACACTACTGTCGGCTTTTCCCTTCAGGGTTGAACTGAGGCCTGAAATATCTTTCGATTGTGCTTGCTGTTTCGAGGTGAGGGTTTCTAGTGATTGATTAATCGCGGAAACATTCCCATTCATCCGTGTTTCCAGTGATTGTCTGGCTTTGGCTTCCGCTTGGTCACCTGTAACACGTGCTTGTTTCTCGGCGGAGATAAGTCCTGCGGTGACTTTCGATAAATCATTGCCGGTATAATCACCTCGAAGTTGTGTCGCTAAAGATTGGCGTTGTTGCGCTTCGGTTTGATCAGACTCAATACGCGCTTGTTGCTCTTGTTTAATCGCTGCCGTCTGTGCTTCTGTTGCCGTTGAAACTTTATTCATCCGCTCAGCCAGTAATTTTTCTGCCTCCTCCCGTTTTTTTTCACTTTCTTCAATCGTCGCGCCTTGCCTCATTGACTCTTCTAAAAGCTTATCGTGATTTATCCTCATTAACTCATGTAATTCAGTAATATCGATTTGGTTAGCTTTGCTGTTAATTTCACCCAATAGGTCTTGTGCGAGTTGATCTCGGCTAATTTGCCCCGCTAATTCCTCAAGAATTAAATCGGTTTGAGAAGAGCAAGTACCCGAAGCTTCCACAAACGGTGATTTGCCATAGCTGTTGATTGTTCGAACATAAAAATAATACGTATGCCCTGCTTTTAAATTCTCTTGCGTCCAGAAATTCCCTTGGCCAACTTTATTTGTTTTGGTGATCACTTCATTTTCAGAAAGATCAGCGAGCTTTTCCTCACTAAACCAAAATTCAAAGGTATAACCAAAGACAGCGCTATCGCCTTGTTTCGGTGCAATGGTCAGATTAAATAAACCAGAGGTAACATCAATATGCTCAGGAGGCGGTGGCGCTTGAATGGCAAAGTCACTGATAGCAGGTGCCGACATTGCGCCGGCAACGTTTGTTGCTCTAACTTCAACACGATAAGTCCCTCGTGCTAATCCGTTAATATCAACACGCTCAGCCGGTACCTGAATAGATTGAATAACATTGCCTTCTTGAAGAATAGTGACAGTGTTATAACGCACATCAGTAGCAACATTCTGCCAAGAAAGTGTACCTTGTACGATGTCACTGACTGCAAGTGGAACAAAGGTAAGATTAATAGGTGAAGCAACGCCACCAGCGGGTAAACTCACAAATGGCGGACGCTCAAACGGTTTGCCAATCACATCTTCATATAAATAGGCACCATCCTCTTCCAACGTTAAAGCCACACCCTCTAAAGCATGAAAAGACCATTCGGCAATACGAAATTCCAGTCCACTAATCCCCAAAGCCGGTAATTCTAAAAGCACAACTTCCCCCGGACGATAAGCATAGCCGTCTAAGTTCATAGTGAGTTGAACCCGTCTTCCTGCTTTCTTTTTGCGAAGATATTGGCGGGCTAATCGTTGGGCTTGATAAGGGCTGGTGACAAAACGATAGTCGATATTCTCCCGAATTTCTAAGCCATCGTCTTTCACCCATTCGTCCACAATTACAGGCGTGAAATCCGTTTTTGTATACAACTGTTCGGCATCAATAAACGTGCCATACACCGCATTGGTCGCGTCTTTTAAACCTGTTTCAGGGGTACAAGTGACGGTACCAATCAATTGTGATTCGGTGATAGTTTTTATTGCCGGCCCATAATATGCGCCGATTTGAATACCGTGTTTTCCTGCTGTAAATGTCGGTTCAGCGTTAATACATTTGTGCATCGCTTCCAAAACACTGGATGGACTCTCATTTAAATCATAAGCACCATTAAGGGTATATCGCGACTCAAATCCACCTTCTGGCAGACCCACTTTTTCATCACATAAATCGGCTGCCTGTTTAAAGCTGTCAAAATCAATATCCGTATCAGGCACTTTTAAATAATGGCGGTAATAATCCAAAATAACTAAAGCCCCATTATTACTCCATGCAGTTTGCCCAGTGCGAGGATCAAACAGATGTTTTCCCCAAACTTCACATTTCACATTGGGTAATCCATAGGGGAATTTTTCTTGGTCAAATGTGAGTGTCACACGTAACCACGCCAGACCTCGCCCAATCATATCCTCTTTCCATGACGGGCAATTTTTAAGCATAAAGGGATCGACATCTTCCCTATCGTTATGTAATTCCCATGACGCTTTATCACCAAACGTCTCAATGAGATCATCACCCAACCAAATCTTCCCGATTTTCTCTATGGGGTGCCCTGCCAGAGCCAATGTCAGTGTGATTTTTTCGTTTTCATCTTGTTCACCCGCCTCTTCTTCGGCAAAGAAAAGCAAACCCGATATCACTGTTTTTCCGACGATCACGGTTTCAGGCGCAGACGATGAACGTAACATCTGTTTGCGTTCACCCGTATCTCGATAATTCATGGAAGGCAGTTTAGGCTTAAAGATAAGCGAACCCGCGACTTGGACTGCGACGCCTGCTGCCATCAGTGCCATCCCCATCGCCGAGGTAACGCCTCCGGTAAATAGCCCTGCAATCATTAAGCCTGCGCCCACGACTTTTGAAATTAATCCACCACTCCCACCCATTATTCCACTCTCCACGCTTTGATTGGGTTAATCTGCACTGGCTTCACGCCTTGTGGGGTTACGCCCCAATAATGCCCCGCCCAAACCACAGCTAAACTGTCACCGTCCTCACCTTTAAACAGTACGAGGTCGCCACGCTGAACGCGCTCAATCTCAATGGATTTGAAATAGCGTGATACGGCTTTCTCTAAGGAGCCAAATTTAGATTTGAGCAGGTTGAAGGCTTCGGCTTTGGTTTTATAGTGATTGAGATAAGGCTTTATCGGAGAGAAACCGCATTGTGCGTAAATACATTCAGAGGCAAAAATACAACAATCAAATTCACCCCATGAAAAAGGGCGACTCATTGCCGCCCTTATGGTTTCGGGTAATTTAAGTGTCCAGTTGGGTTGTTTCATGTACTGACCTTAAATAGCAAAAAACCCACAAAAGTGGGTTTAACAAAGCAATAGGATTATTTATAAATAAATGCAGGGGCATCTTTCTTGCTGCCCCAATAAATAGCCCGTTCAGCCATTTGAGCAACATAACGAAAGATACGATCACCTTGTCTTCGAGATGACCACGACTCATCGGTGAATCTATCGGGTAACCCGATTGACCATCGCTCGAATCGATTAGAAACATTAACACATACGGCATTTTCTTCGCCAGACACCACATTAATCGATGTGATTTGTCCGACAAATAAGACTTCAGCAAGAAGCGGTTTTCCCTCTTCACCGATGGCGACCATCATCAACCGGACTTCGCGTCCTCGACTTTGCTCATTCATCACCATTCCCACCAGCGATTTATCAAAACCGGCTAATTTAAGCTGTAATTGCGGAGGGCTGGTTGTCTTATTTTCTTTTAGCTGACTGATTTCGCCTAAACTTCCTACACCTAAATAGGTTTCACCCGCAATAATCAGTTGCCCAACACTGGTATGCGCACAGGTGACGCCTGATTTCAAATCGAGTCTGGCGGCTAAAACGATATAAGCCCCTTCATTAATCGCGTTGACCATGGCATCAGAAAATGGATGATATTGCATTAGTACAACACCTCCTCAAAAGATAACGTGATATTGGTATACCCCAAGCGACGATGCTGAAATTTCCCCTGTTCATTATCAACGAGCCGAAAAACTCCAAAAGGACGTTCAACCTCGAGCATTTCATTGACGGTAGGTGACGTTCTTAACATCGGTGAAATAGGAATAATGGCACGGCCTTGATGATCACTAACCACATCAGCCACCACCATTTTGAGTTCATTACCCACAGTTAAACGATCCCCTTGCTGTAACACACGCATATTGCGCTTCCAGTCCTTTGTTTCTAGCCGATTCCCCAATTGGCTTGGTATTGCAACACGAGGCGAACCATACCCATAACGCCCTTTTCTTATCCAACTCGATATTTTGACTCGCCCCGACATGCCATCCAATGAAGCCACCAGCGCTTCTAACTGGCGCGATTTCTCTTCATTTAAATTATTGAATGTCAGCTCACAACGCCAACGACTTCCCGGAAAGCGTACCGTTTGACTACTTCCATTAAATGGCGAGGTAAAGGTTTTGCTGTTACTCAATAATTGCCAGTTTTCCTGTGTGGGGATCACCTCTTTTGGCCATTCAAGAATAGACATTTAGACTCCTAATGTTCTGCGTGCTGCACCATTACTTTGAAAGTCTTGTAACATCATCGCGTGAGCTTTCTGTGCGCCGGCTTCTGTCCCTTGTTGTGCAGCTTCTTTCATTGCCTGCGCAAGTACAGCGTCACCATTTCCTGTCACCGTAATATGATTAACGACGGTCATTTGTACACCACCCGCACGGGCTAACGTTGGTTGTGGTGTAACGGGTATTCGCCCTGCGACCGCCCCCACAAAGCCACCTGAGGCATAACCTTGCGCCGCATGCATTAAGCGATAGAGATTGCCGACACCCAATTTAGCCGTCGCTTCTTTGGTAAAAACAAACTCACCACCATGTACAATCCCTTTAGGTTCGAATTTTCCTCCATGCCCCGTATAACCACCGTAAGCATGCCCTTTGCTCATCCATCCCATATCAAAGCCCATTGCATGCCCGCCTGCTTCAATGGCTTTGAAAACCAGCATTTTCATCACCATTCGAGTGATATCGGAGATCACCGCATTGGCAAAATCTTTAAAGCTTCCTTTCCCCGTTAAAGCAAAATCGGCTAACGCATCAGACATATTATTAAGCGCATTGGTAGTGACATTTCCGACGTTCTCCATCACATCCATGGCCGACTCACTGAAATCCGATAAGCCTTGTTTTAATCCCGCCATCGGATCACCTTTCATGGTCTCTCGCTTTCTCAGCTCTTCCTCAATCTGCTGTTTAGTGAGTTCAACATTGCGTTGTAAGTTCGCCAACTCTTTTTCGCCTAAATCCACACTGGCTTGCTGATACAGCACATCAATCTGACGAAGGGCATTGAGCTTTTCTTGCTCTGCGCGCGATTTTCCTATCAAGGTAGTTTCAAATTGCATCTGCTCAATTTCTTTACTGCGATCATAAGCAAATTGCGCAACCGAGTTGGCACGCGCCAGATCATCAATGGCTTTCGCTTTTTCTTTTATCGTCTCAATCGCTTTGGGATCGATTTTTAAGATGGCATCAAACTTGTCTTTATTCTGTTTGATATCGGCTAAGGCGGATGTGTACTCATTAAAAGAAGAGGTAGTGCCATACAGCTGAATGCTTTGTCCATCCGCAATCAGTGAGGCTTGTTTTTCCTCTAATTCCGTTAAGATTTTGGTGTACTGCTTGGCGTAATCAATGGTTGATTTGTGGCTGGGCTTATACGTCCGTTTGGCTTGCAGTGCCAGTTGTGCCTCAATTTCAGCTTGTAAGGCCTTATCGTAGCCTTGCATATCTGGCGTAATTTTGCGTGAAGCCAATACATCTTCTGCATTTAATTTCGCTAATGCCTTCCCTGTGGCTTGCGCTTTTGCCACTGAACGTTGCGATTTTTCAATCGATTCATCAATCTGTTTAGCAATCGCCGTGGCGGCATTCACTTGGCTATTTGTCGCCTGAAGCGTGATATCAATGAGTGATTCATATTCAATGCCTAAACTCTTTAAACTCGCCTTAAGTGAATTGATAACGGCATCAACATTTTGTAACTCAGTGGCATAGCGTTTATATTCAGGAGCTTGATCGCCCACTTTTTCTTTGAGTGTCGCCAACATATTTTGCATATTGGCTCGCTGACGCTCTAAGTTATTAACTTGTTCTGCATATATTCCCATCGCAGCATCAAGCTCTTTTTGCTTTTCAGCTACCCGTTTAAGGTATAAATCCCCCACACCTTGTTCAGTAAACGCCTTTTCACTCTCAACGCTGTATTTTGATAGACCTTGTAAGGAAATAACCTGTTGTTTAAGTTCCTCGATTTTCTCCAATTGCGCGTTAATGCCCGATGAAACTTTACTTAAATTCGCCACTAGCGTGGCATTGCTCATTTTGTTTAACGCTTCTGTTGATGTATCAAGGGAATGAGCAAATTCAATCGATTCGAGTTTGGCTTGTTTGACATTTTCGCTGTATTCATACAATCCCATGCCCAATGCCGCAACACCCGTCAACACTAATCCAATAGGGCCACCCGCTAATCCCATAACACTGTTAAGTGCTCGCCCCGCCACCGTTGATTGACGCCGAGCGGTCGTTAATGCACGTTGAGCAACATTTTCGGCGGTTAATGCCTGTGTATAATTTAGCGAGGCTGTTCTTGCGAGTGATTTTGTGGCGATAAGGTTATCGAGTGCGATTTTTTCCGCGTTAGTGCCTCTAGCAACTTGATATTCCATTTTGGCTCTATTGAGCGCCGATGTGGCGGCTTCTTTATCCGCCCATGCCTTCCTCACGGCACTGGTTGCTGCCACACTGTTTGCCTCTGCACTCTGTAATGTGGCTTTGGCTTCATTCAACGTTGTCTGATTTTTCAGATAAGTGGCTTTCGTCCATTGAGAGAGTTTTGCTACCAATGCCGTGACAGCAATTCCTTCAACCACTTTAGCCACTAACGATAGATTATCGGCAAGAGTGGTCATCCCTGTGGTTAAAAGCTGAGTCGCACCAGTACCTTGATTCGCTTCACCAATAAATTTTGTTATCGCCGATTGAAGATTAGTGAAACCTTGGCTAACCGTTGTCACGCTGGTAGCAAATTTTTTATCCACACTGTCGGCTGCACGTTCTAAGGCTTGAATGACTTTCTCAATCGTCATTTCACCGTCTTGGGCTTTCTTCCTTAGTTCGCCCACACTGACACCCATTCCGTCAGCGATAGCTTTTGCTAACGCAGGGGTTTGCTCCATTACCGAGTTCAGCTCTTCGCCACGTAACTGCCCTGAGGCTAATGCTTGACCAAATTGGGTTAATGCCGCTTGGGCTGCGGTTGCACTCGCGCCTGAAATCGCCACGGCTTTTGAGACGGTTTCCGTGAGTTCAGCGACTTTTTGCTGACTTAAGCCTAAGCGATCGGCATTATCCGCAAAACGTTGATAAACCTGTGCTGTGGCATCCAATGATTGATAGGTTCTTTGGGCAATATCATAGACCGCTTGTGTGGCTTTATTTAACTCGACAGAACTTTCTGTCACCAGTTTTAAGCGGTTCTGTAATTCCGTCCAACTATCAGCATAATTAATGACTTGATGAATGGATAATGCGCTTGCGGTGACACTCGCAAAGCGGGCAAAAAGCGCCGAGGATTTTGCGGTTTGCGATACCATTCGCTCTTGTTGCACGGTGATAGCTTGAAGGCTGACGCGAATACTTTGCCCAAATTGTTCTGTTTGGCGCTGGCTACGGTTGATCGCATTTGTGAAATTTGCCGTATTCAGCGTCAAATCAATATTTAATCTACCTAATGCTCCCGCCATAAATTCAATCCTTGGTGTGAACACTACAAAAGCAAACTTTCACCCTGAATAAATGCAATATTCCTTGTTATTTGCTATTGATTTAATTATTGATAAACTGAAATTTCGAATAATAGAGGGGGTTTTATGAGACTTATTCTGGCGTTATTACTACCTTGGTTACAATTTTTCACGATTGGTCGCCCATTTGCTGGCATCTTCTGCCTTATCCTACAAATCACATTAATTGGCTGGATCCCTGCGGCTATCTGGTCGGTTTATGCGCTTTCTCAATACAATACGGATAAAAAAATTGAGAAAATGTCTCGCGGTGGTTAACGATTAAGCCCCACTCATGTGGGGCTATCGATTAGCTAATACACTCTCAGTAACGTTATCCCACAGCTCTTCTTCCGTGATTTTCTTCTTCCACATCGGCATAAAATCCATCAATTCAGGCGGAGACGTTTTCGGATCACGATTTATCATCGCAAGAAGATGCGCCACTTGTGCCATCCGATAATCCTCTCGCCATAAACCAAAGGGTTGTTTGCGATAAAAAGCTTCATATTCACACAAGTGGCTTTCGGGCATTTGCTCGATTTCCGCGAGGGTTTTTCCCAATGCCAGCGACAATATCAATTGAAATTGTCGCCGTTCTCCAAGTTTTTTTCGCTATTCCCCGCTTCTGCTGTAAACATCGCATTAGAGAACCCTTGTCCTAAACGATTAAGACCTTTTAAGTCTTCTTCATTTTCTGCATCAAAAAGCAGTTCCCCTTTTTCATCACACAACTTAAAAGCCAACATTCTGGCGACATCATATTCATCGTAGACACGATTTATCGCCTCATTAAATTGTTCGGGATCGTCTTCGTCTAAATAAATGTCCTGCACCTCAGCGAGCTTGATTTTAATTTGGCGAAGTTTGCGCTGAATGTAATTCATGGTGCCAACATCCAACTCTTTGACATAAAAGGTGTTGTCTAAATAGGTAAAAGGCGTCACTTTCAGTGCTTGGTTTAACACTAATTCTCGCAATAAAGCGTTAGACATAATCACTCCTAAGATTTTTTATCGAGAAGGGAGAAGAGAAATAATGAAAGAGGTGAATTAGGGGTTATTTCTTCGCATTCAAATAATCACGGCCAGACAATTTAATTGAGATCCCCGAATCCATCATTTGCCCTACACTGCCATCAATGTTCATGCCCGTTTCGACGGAGCCGTAATAAAACATGGAGCCCTCATCTCGTGTTAAGACCATTTTCACCGCAAATTTTTCTTTGCTGTTTTCATATTTACGCAAGAGTCGCTGCACATCACTGGAGCTATACCGTAAGAAAAAGGTCAATTTAATTGAGCCGTATTCCGTATCGCCGGATTCATATTCCTTGCCATCACTGCAAATGGTGGTGACATCAATTTGTTCGGTTGTCGAACCGTCTTTACTGAAACTTTTTACCGCACAGAAATTATTAGACCATTGAATACGTTGTGCTTTGGCGTTTGAAAAATCCGTAGGTAGCGTTTTATCACTCCAATCCACTTCGTCGCACAGGGTCACTTTATTGCCATCAACCTGTGCAATGGGAAAACGCCCATCTAACTCCCCTAAACCCGATAACATAATCATGTCATCCGCTTTCAGTTTATTATTGGCGATGGTAATGGTTGCGGGTGATAACGTCGCTTCCGTCACTGTCATCGCCTCCCCTAAGCCTGTTTGCACAAAGATCTTCGTGCCGAGGAAAGGCGTCGCTTTATGGTTTTTTGACTTTGCCATATCCATTCCTTATTTATCTGATGAAATCATTAATTCAAGAACAAGTCGATGCAATTTGACATCTGCTTCATACCCAAGGACAGCATTTACCCGTTGTGCAAATGGGATTGCCTCGATAATATGAGCCTCGATTTTTTTACGCAAGACCATGAGAGGTTGTGGTTGTGGCGCATACACATCAAGTTGCACGCGATAGTTGTCTAAATCCGTATCCTCCAGCGCACTGTTAGGCGTGATGCTGGCAAACTGGATCACAATGGCGGGATAATGCCCTTTGCCTTCAGGTAATACCTGAAAAAAAACCCTTCCATCGACAAGCGGTGAAAGGGTCTCTTTTAATTGCTGTATCATGATCTCTACCTTACTTTTTCAATGTCCTCTTTGAGTGTTTGAACAATCACTTTAGCCGTCGCTTCCTTTTTCGCTTCAAAACTGGGCCGCATAAACGGTTGTGCGGGCATCTTGGCGGTGCCAAACTCGACAAACCACCAATAAAACGGATCATTCGGGTTCAATGCCGCACTTTTTCCCGTTGCCTGTTTAAAGGCAGACACCTTTTTACCCGATAATGATTTCACCCAAATGCGCGTTTTAACTTGCCCATTGCGCTGCACTTTCGTTTTAGAACGAATATTGCGCTTGATGGTGCCTTTGCGTCGATGAGGCACCGTTTCCTTAAGAATAGGTACTCGATGTTTGATTTCTTCTTTTAACGCCGAAGCCCCTACATTCATCGCCTTACGTGCGCTTTGATTTCTGGTTTTGCGGGCGATGTCTTGCATTCGTTGAGCGAGTTCAGACAATCCACTGATTTTAATCTCCCCCATCATTCACGCCCTCTTTACACATTAATTGAAGCTCACGATGACGCTCATAAGGGTCAATAATCGAAATAATATTAAATATTCGCTTACCCCATACAATACGCATCGAGGTATCAATATCAGCAATATAGCGAATAAGAATTCGCGTTGTGGCCTCACTTTGTACTTGCTGAGCTTGAAAATATTCTCGCCCTTGATAAGGCATGATCGCTGCACGTACTTTTGTCGCATGATCCGTCCAAATCACATCATTGCCACTGATGGCATCAGGCGCTAATACTGGTTTTTGAATATGAATAGTGTGGCGTAATCGTCCCGGATCCATTAACTACCTCGCCAATTTCGACAAAGCAGTAACAATCGTTCTACTGCTTTATTTTCATATAACAGAATTTCACTTTGGCTGGTTCGATGTTCAAACATATCCCCCAGCACCAAAAGCATGGCCGATTTCACTTCATAAGGGATATCATCAGGTGATTTCCATGCTGGTTCATCACACCATCTCAAACAATAATTTAATGCGCTTTGAGCATAAAATAGAATCTGCTCATCACGATCATCACCGCTGTATTCGAGATGCTGTTTTAATAAAGAAAGAGGAATGACATCTAAGATATTCATGATGTAATACGGGATAGTTACCTACCCCGACCTATTACTTAAGCACTTCTTCCAGACGTTGGGAAAGTTCCTTTAATTAAGGCTTGAGGGCGATAATGGGCTAAGGCTAAACGTTCTTCACACAAAATGGTCAGCATATTCTTCACGAAATTATCACGATCTTCTCGACTCACTTCGATAACTGCATTCATTCGATCCCATACTTGAGACGCCAAATCAAATGCACCAACAGTAAACTCGCCTTGTTTTTGTGCTTTTGTGGGAACAACAGGTAATCCCCACATTACATTTGAAGTAAACGCTTGTGGGCCACCAAAAATATAACGCCCTTCTTTATCTTTCATTAACGCAATGGCATGCCAATCACGAGGATTTAAAATAATACCGGAGGCACTAAATTCAGATTCTGTCACCTGATAAATGGCATGAGCAATCAGATCAGCATGCGTGTCACCCGTAGCACTCAACGTGGTATCATAGGCAGTGGCAACATGATTAATCCCCGTCAAATTATCCGCAGTACCGTCACCATTAAGTAATTGCTCCTCTTCCACTAATGCTAAGCCATACAATAAGCGATTATTAACGTAAGACTGTAACTGCACAGCATCATCCATCACTTGGCGAGACGCTTGGATCCAATGAGCAATAGTGATCACATTTGCCGTTTGTTTTTCAAAAGTCAGATTAGATTCTGGTTTCTGTACCTTTTCTTTCACGGGTGCCGCGCTATTGGTAAACAATTTTTCGCGTACATATTCCAGTGAGTTACTGGAAATACGACCTTGTGCTAATAAATCGCGGATAACTAAACGACGCATACCCGGCATAATAATACCCGGTACTTGCATCGGCTGAATGAGAACACCGGCTGAACTCGCATCACTGCCTAATGATTTATTAAAAGTTTTCACTTCATAAGAAGCCTGACTCCCATTCCATGATTTTGTCAGCGCTTCTGCTGCTCGCTCAGAAAAATCTTTTTTCACATTAGGATCATCAGCGCTCGTTGCCCCTTTCTGCTCTAAATCAAACAGACGTTCACCGGCTTTTTTTAATTCCTCTTGAACTAAGACTAAATCTGTTTGTAATTGCTTTGAAACTGCGCCAGTAGCTTCAATTTCTTTCTTCTGTGCATCGAAGAGCTCTTGCACCTTTTTTTGTGATCCTTCGATGGCTTCTTGGATAATAGCTAAGTCAGACATATTCTATCCTTTCAGATTAAATGCATTAATTTGGTTAACAATGGATGCGACTAGGGATTGTTGAGTGTCATCGGACTCACTCCGAATAGCGGATTTGAAGCGGGAAATAAAACCGACTGCTTCTGATTTTGATAAACCGGCTGACTCTCTCAGCCAATCCTCAATATCTCGGATCGTTAATAACCCATCAATGCTCTTGAGTGATGAAACCTGTGCTTGGTCATTAGCGGGAAATGTACAAATACTAATTTCACGTAACAGGGAGATATTTTTAAAAATACGACCTGAAGGTGTTCGCTCAAAGTCATTACGCAGACAACCGAATCCGATAGAAAGCCCGTCAACCGTGCCATGCTTCATTGCCGCTTTTAGATCTTGAGCCGCACTATGACCGGGTGTCAGTTGTCCTCTCACTCGTAATCCTTTTTGATCTTCCTCCATGTACTCCCATTTCCCCACAGGAAGCTCCCAGACTCGATGGTTATAAAACATAGCGACTTTTTGTTTTTGCTTATCTAAAACATGCTTAAACGCACCGGGTAAAATAATGTCACCATCGGAATCTTGATGACTAAATACAGAGGCATAACCTTCGAAAACGCCTTGTGTGCCATCACCCGTAAATTTGATTTCCGCTTCATCAAAATTCAGTGTTTTTCTAATATCAGGCATTGAACCCCCATAAATAATTAAGCCCCACTTTCGTGAGGCTCTTTATTGAGTTGGTTAATCGGTAAATATTGTGCTTGCCGGTAAGCGACATCTCCACCTTCAAGAGGAGGATAATTATCGAGCCGTCGCATTTCATTAATAGTTCTTAGCCCCGATTCTCCCATCGCTTTCATAAACGCGGCGCGTGAAGTAGAATCGCCTCGCAATAATCCATCAAGGTTATGTTCAGCATGGTATTTTCCCACTTCGGGGGGTTTTAGAAGCCAACGCGCAATGCAGTTTTCCCATCGGGAGATATAGGGTTGTAAGGTATATTGAAGAAAACCTAAGTTTTGTTGCTCAATACCTGTTCCCCAACTTGTTGATTTTTCAACATCGCCGACTAAATGCGGGGGAACACCAAAGAAACGGGCTAATTCACTGACTTGAAATTTGCGGGAAGACATTGTTTCTGCATCTTGAGGACTAACACCAATATCTTGTGCTTGAAATCCCCCTTCTAAGATCCACAATCGTTTTTTAACGGGACCACCCGCAATTTCTTTGAAATTCTCTTCAAGTTGGCTACGTTGCTCTTTATTCAATACCTTATCGCCCGTTGTCAGAATTTTAGGAGACTTAGCCCCATTGGCATAAAACTCTCGTTGTTGATCTTCCATCGCAACGGCCGTACTTGCTGTCTTACACGCATAAGCAATAGGCGACAATCCAACTAATCCATTAAAACCAAACCCTTTTAAATGAAAAATTTCGTGTTGTTGAAATTTCGCAAATTCATGATCACGCTGATATTTATAGATAATATTCTTCCCCTCCATGCGTACATCCATATTGGCAGACAACAGAGGAAGCAAGCTAATCACATCACCGACTTTATTTCGCTCAATCAAGGCGAAAGCATTACCATAAAAGCAAAGCTGCATAGTCATTGCCTCTCGGAATTCTTGAGCGGTCATATATTGATTGGGTGAATACCGCAGTAATCGAGCCAATGGGTGACTTAAATCGACTTTGGTTCTATTTCCCTGTTTATCCGTTTCGAACACATCCAGTGGCAAACAAGCCGTTAACGTCGAAATTAAGCTAACACAACGCCAAACCGTGGATATTTGGAGTATTCGTTCATCATTTACAGAAGAATCACCAAGCGAGCCTTGCGCTGAGATAGTTCCTGATTGTGAACCTTGTTCAGGTGTCACGAGTCTTCCCCCAACAAAGAAAGAAGCCAGACGCGCAAACCAACCATGATTAGTGCGCAAATCGATTGAATATTGTTTATCTGTCATCACATACTCAATGGGTTAGAGAAAAAGTCATCAAGGTTGCCATCATCAACCTCACCTTCCGCAGCCCCAATCGCCATTGCAGAGGCCACCACACCATCAATTCGACCCGTGCTTTTTTTCTTGGCAAAGACACGGTTATCTTTTTGGTCAGCCTCAAGCACAGCGGATGCGGCATTCCATCTCAAACAAGGATTGGTGTGGATCTCAATCTTCTTGTCATCAATGAGCTGTTCGAACAGTTCGATAGAGTGTGGCATCCATAGCCCTGAGTCTTTGGCTTTGTAAAATCCTTGTCCATGTTGGATTAAAGGAACCGTCACCCCCACTTCATCGAGTTTGGGGACAAGGTATTTAATGCGATAAGGGTCAAAGGCAATGGCTCTCATGTTGACGTGCATCGCCATCTCAGCAATGCGTTCTGCCACAAATTCATATCTCACCGCATTCCCTGGCGTGGTATGCACAAAACCTTGCCTTACCCATAAGTCGTAAGGCACTCGGTCGGTTTTCGCTCTATCCAATAAGGTGTCTTTGGGTGTCCAAAATTCAACATAAAGACGTTTGAGACGAGGAAAATACAGGGCCAATGCGGTTAAATCTTTGGTTCCCGATAAGTCTAATCCGCCATAACATTCTTCACCTTGAAGATCATCGAATGTGAACGTGTTTTCACACTGCATCCATGTTTCACTGTTAATCCACGGATTATCAGCATCCACCCACTGACAAAAATTAAGCCGACGCACAATGCTTTCTTTCGCGGGCATACCTCGAGCTTGAGTCACTTGCTCGCGTAAATAGCGATCAGAAAAGGTGTAGCCCAATGACGGATTGGCTTTCCCCCAGCAAGACTCATCCTTAAAGGGATCATCGCCCTCATCCAGTGAGCAAATATAGGAAAAGAAGCTGTCGTCTTCGATAGTTCCTTCGGCGACTTTTCGACCATATTCATGGTAGTCATAACACACACTGGTTTTATCATGCCCACTATTGGTGATCATAAATATCAAGGCTTGTCGCCGACCTTTTGTGCCCGCTCGCATCATCTCAACGGCGGTATTATTTTTATGCTCATGAATTTCATCTATCAGCGCACAATGGGGACGAGGCCCTGATTGCCCATCATCTGAGCTAATCGGGCGAAAGAATGAACTCGTTTTCAAATAAGCCAAGTTCCACTCTTTGCCTGTTCCGCCTGATTTGGTGATCCGCTGACTTAATGCGGGAGATTGATCAACCATCGCCACCGCATCACGAAACAAAATCATGGCTTGGTCTTTTTTCGTGGCTGCCGCATACACTTCGGCACGCGGTTCACTGTCAGCGACTAAACAATACAACCCAACGCCACCTGCCATCGGTGATTTTCCTGAACCTTTGCCTGATTCAACGTACACCATGCGAAATCTGCGTGTTCCATCAGTCATTTTCCAGCCAAAAATAGAACCAATCACAAAGCATTGCCAAGGCAATAAAATAAACGGTTTACCTTCATGCTCTCCGCCATTGAGCTTTAAGACTTTCGCGAAAAAGTCGATCACCCTTTTGACGGCCTCGACATCCCAGACTAATCCTCGCTGCTCGGCTTCATTTAAGTCTTTGAGATGACGAGCACATGCATGGCGAATATCAGGCCCCGCTAAGATTTTGCCTTGATGCACGTCTTGCGCGTATTGCGTTGCGGGATCAACCAAAATATTGGTTGAGCGGATCTTCCTCTTCTTCTCCACCATCCATCTTCACCTTCGAACGAGCGGCGGGGGTTAAACCAAACTCGACTAAATAACTTTTAAAACGGCGATCTGCATCAGCCAACATGGCTACGGCAGGATTCGCTTTAATTAAAAAATCCCCTAATTGCGTTTTTGTGGTGTATGTCCGACCTTCAATCGCAATGGTGTCTCGTAATTGAAGAATATCGGCGTAGATATCACACAGCCGTTCTAACGCCAGCGTGTCAGCCACGGTTAAAACGCCCATTCCATCGAGTAGTAAGGTTAATTTTGCCCACGCCATTTTCCCCCAATCCGTTAAATGTTCGGGTGGGCTTGGGATTTCACGTTTGGGTTGGGGTTCTTTATCGTTGAGTTTTCGTTTTCCCGGATTACCGGTGACCACCTTCAAGTGGGTCGGTTTCGGGCGTCTTCCTGCCATCGGAACCTCCCAGAAAAAAAACTTTTCATTTCGCGGTTGTGCACACAAATGAGGGCGCTAGGTAATCAGGGCGAAAGTGTCTGAACTTTTACCCCGCCCCCACCCTGTATTCATTGTGTTATTGATGCCAATGAGAATTGGGATCGAGTGGAATACCATCCGCATTACAGCCAATGACTTTGCCACTCTTTTCGATACGTTGTTTGGTCGAGTTATGATGCAGTTCGCATAAGCTTTGAAAGTTATTTTTATCCCAGAATAAAGCTTGGGCTTTTGCGATACGTTCTTTATCACCTGATTCAAGCGCTTCTTTAAGACGATGCGGAATAATGTGGTCAACTACTGTGGCCGCAGTAATGCGCCCTTGCTCTTGGCACATGACACAGAGCGGATGTTCATTAAGAAACGCTAATCGTACCTTTGCCCAGCGACCACCATAGACATTGCGTTTTTTCATGTTTTGTTTCTGACAACATCAGCTTCTATTGATGATTGCTTATTGCAGGTAATAATTCCTTTGAATATAACGTCACTAGACGTACTAAAACCTAAAGAATTATCGCTACTAATAACATAATGTTCATAATCAGCCTTATCCGCCCATTGATTATGAGTGGTTGCTAGTGTGATGATAGTTTGATTTATTTTATGTATTTTTTTTAGCAATTTAGCTGGCTTATCAATACTATTTAAATCGATGATTTTTGTGTTTCTTGGATCTGTATAAGGAAATTGCCCTGAATGACAAATCGCTATGAATTCTTTATATAGGTTGCTTCTCTCTTCAATTAGCTGCGATATTTCTTTTTGCAAGTAAACACAATGACCTATTGCCTCATAATTAATCTGTTTGTTTGACATAATAAACTCCAATAAAAAAGCCATTAGGGCCTATTCATCGTTAGATATTAATTAAATCAATATCCTCAATTTTAAGGAACGCTATTCAATACCAGGAATATAGATTTGAGCTTCTTTAAGAATTCGTTCCCTCGCTGTTGGTAGTAACTGCTTTCTACCACCAACTCCCCAGTTAGCCATCGTTCTTGCACAGTTACTTATATTTTTAGTTTCGGTATTAATGACATGAGCTAGCTTGTTCAACTTAGACATGACATCTAATCCCTTCCTCGTAGCCTCTTTAAACGTGTTGTAGACAAGGATTTCAAATTCTGGCTTTAACCAAGCTGCATATCTAATAACGACTAACTCTAAAGCCCAAGTTCCCTGGTTGAGTCCACCTTTAATCACTTTAACCGATGCACTTTTTGTTGCATCGCTTAAAGCGTGAACAAATCGCCTTACTTGACGACTTTTCAAAAATGCACCAGGCCTTTGTGATTCCGTTGCTTTACCATCCGCAACAGCGGCCGCATGAAGATCATTTAAATTATATCTACCTTCACTATCAACACGGACAGACACACCATTAATACTTACTCTTGGATATTGCATAACGTATTACCTTCATTTGAAATGAACCCTCGTTCACATAGAAAATCAGCCCGTCGAAGCTCGCCAGCTATAACTGACTTTCTCGAAGGCTCATATCAAAGTGATTGGATTCGACGTTTTTGAATTGCTCTGTGAATGAGCGATGAAATGCGTATAAAAAAAGCCACCAGCGGTTAACTGATGGCTATCCATATACGTCACTAAATAAATGACGTTTGTAGAATTAAATATATTGATGTCTCTCCATCGTCACGCCCCTTCTTCTACCTACAGCTGACGTTGCTGATAATGACCGAAAAATAACAAAACGGTGGTATTCGTTGTTTTTGACTCTCACTATGCGCTCTCTATCGAGAAATAAAATAGGTCATGGCTAACATAGGAGACGGCGACAACGCGACGCTTTCTATTTCTATTGGCATTGAAATAAGAGTAGCGGTATGATTTATAGGTATTTATTTTTCGCTTAAATTTAGCCCCACGGTAAACTCAAACTCGCAGGGTTATTTTATTTGTATTCAATAGTTAATTAAAAAAACAATTGAAAGTATTCAATTCGCTTATTTGCTTAACAAAGCGATACTGAATTAATATCACTATATTCCTCTTGAGAAGTTCTTTATTTAATTTTGTCCATGCGTGATGCTGGAACTTATTTTTCATCTCTAATGTGAGAAGCTTCACACAAATAATAAATTTAACTCATATTTCTTCTTTATATAAAAATAAGTTGAATATTTTTACTAATATTAAAAGTTACTAAAGTAAAAATTTATTTACTCTTTTATTTTATCCCATTTTATTTTTATTAATAGTGATTAGTCTAATGGACAAAATTTACATTGCATCATCTGAAATTATTTCTGTTGCTTACGATTATCAAACTAAAACGCTGGATATCGACTGTAAATATGGAGAACAATATCGATATAAGGAGGTACCATTCAGTATTTACCAAGGTTTAATGGCATCAAATTCTAAAGAAAAATTTTTTTATGCCATGATTGAATATAAATACCCTTATAGTTAAATAACCTTATAGTTACCATTAAATATTATTATTCTTATTTTTATCACAAAAAGTATCTTTTTTTAAAGAAAACAAATACACAAATAAGAATCACCCACCTAAATTATTGAAATTATTTAGCAAATTAATATTAAGTGTATTGCAACCACTTATTAAAATAATATTTTTGCCGCACTATAGGTATATTCACTTATAAGTGCTATCTTTATTAAAGATTGATGTTTTTCGACAAATTTCAATTTTGCCCTCGTACTCTACGTAGGGCTTTTTTTTAGTTCACACACTCCGCTCTAATGTAATCCTGCAACCCTTTAATCATCTGTTCAGTCTCAGCTATTCGTTCTCTGAGTAACCAATAATTTCGGATAGCGGTGTCAGTAGGTCGGGCGGTGGTTGCATAAGCCAAGCTGGTGGCGGGAGTGGTTTTGCTTTTTGGGCACTCGGCTTTGATGTACACCCGCTCAGGATGATGCTCACTAATATCACGCAAGCGACTAATTTCATTCTTAGCATTCGCTAGCTCCTGCGTATATTGAATATCCAGTTGGTTTAACCGCATTATGCGTGCTTGATAATCAGTGTTAATAGACTTCTGTTCTTCGAGAGCCACTGTCAGTTTTTTGTTGGTATCTGTCAGTGCATTAATTCTATTAGCTTGCCAATTAATCACCCAATAACTACCCACAATAATGCCTACCATCGCAATGACGGCATAGAGTTTCCCGTATTTCATGATTAGTACCGATGATGTGAGAGTGCAATCTGACAGCGTTTTTCTAAACTCACTTGGTCTTTAGTACATGAGTTATCAATCAAGAGATAAATGCCACCAGCGACTGTAATGAGTAATGCAAGAATAAAGCCGATAATGACGATTAAAGGTTTCCATGACATAGTGCTGACTCCGCCTCTCGACGACTGACAAGCCCTCGCCAAACCTTTCCACCTGCGTATACCCAACGTTTTATTTCTTCACAGGCACCCGCTCTATCACCCGCATTTAATTTCTTAAGTAATGTTGAGCGAGCAAATGCGGTTGTACCCACATTAAAAGCAAAGGAATATAAAGCGGCTTTGGTGTAGTCATCGAGTGGCACTTTGATTAATGTATCGACTTGCTGTTGTGTCTTAATAAAATCGTTTTGTAATAACAAATCGCATTCTTGTTGTGTGTATCTCTTACCTTGAATAATGTCTTTGCCTGTATGCCCATAACAAACCGTCAAGACACCTGCCACATCACGATAAGGTTCATAACGCACACCTTCAAAATGGGCTATTACTACTAACGCGATGGCTGTTGCTCCCGCCGTTGTTAGCGCCGCTATTTTCTGTTTGAGAGACATTAAATATCCTTTGGCGCTTTCACCATTAATTCAGCAAGTCTTTTTAACGTTTCGGTCGGGTTTTGTGGGTCAACATGACGAACAAGCTCTTCAAATAATTGAGTGCGTTTTCGTTGTTCTCGACGAGTCATAAAGTAAGTGGCTAAACCCAGAACCATGCTGAACGCCATCCCGATAACAAATCCCCATTCATATAAAGAGAGGCTTGCAAAAAAGGCCGTTAAGCCTGCGGTTCCATAAGTTACATTGGTTAATTTATCCATACGCATAGTCACCCCCAGAGGAGTGTCCGTTAATAATTAGTGTGAGAAAGTTAAAAGTGAAACGATAAAAATTAGGCGAGTATTGATACTTTAAGCGCCTTTAATAAACTTTCAGGCAACTGCTCTTCCAGTGACGCATTAGAAACAATCACGAGGCCATGCATGGATACCCACGTATTCGTTTGTTGTAAGTGTCCTTGAATAAATTGCTTCGCTTTCTCTAACAAATAAACACAACTCTCTTGTGTATTTTTGCGCCAATAGGATTCAATCGCCACCAGCAATGGGTCACCTGCATCATTAATCTTTTGTGTGCCGATTCGATATTGCTTTTTACCTGCGGGAGATGTCGTGCAAATTAGTTGTGTCAGTTGTTGAGTTTCGCCATCAGCCGTATGGATATTCGCCGTTAAAATGGCAGAGGTATTCTTTTCACTGTCTGTTTCTGAGGCATAGTGAAGACTAAACTGTAATTCGCTTATCTCTTTTGACATGACATTTACCGATTTATTTAGTTAATAAAGTGCCGACTCACAGCTCTTGTGTGAACGGTATAAGTGAGTGTGGATTCTGTGGTCGGCGTAGACGGAAAGGCTACAAAGTAACCTTATTTAATTTAGGGTTGAATATATTAATGAGAATAATTATCATTACAAATGTATCAAATTGACAGGTTTGATACGAATTAGTACGACATGACTTACATTGCTTCTTGCGTTTATTTTATATGCCGATATGACTCCTAGCGTATCGGCATTTTTTTATTTTGTGTTGAGAAATTCTTTCATACCTATAATTTAGATGTATATGATCAGATTCGATCTAATATTACTATGATTTGAGGCTAAATCTAATCAGATAGTCCGCACAGTGCCAAAAGCAGACTTTAAGTTGTCCAAGAACAGCTCTCATATCTTGGCCTATTTATGTCGACCACCACTTCAGTGCCTGCAGGATTTAAGGGGACAACGAGCCTGCATGTGGACACAGGTATATCGGTGAGTTAATATCTTTAAGAGGTATCATTTGACAGTATCTTGAGGGACTTAGA